TAGCTTCAGCTAATTGCTTATCTTTCAAATCAACGACCTTCAACAGTTTTGCAGTTTCAGATTTCTCATTGAGATAACTGTTTTGATATTCGTTAGCAAAACTTTCAAATATCTTACGTCCGAAGTCATTTTTGCGAGCCGCATCAATGTCTTCTTTAAGCTGAGTAATTTCTTTATTAAGACCTTTCTCAACCGTTTCTGCTACTATTTTTGTCGCTTGTTTGATGAATTGACCTTTAACTTTAGCTAGATGTGACTTTGCTTCACGTACTAAACGTACTTTTGTTTCAGCAATGTCCTTTTTATCTTCGTAAAACTCTGCAATTTCTTTGGATAAAGAATCAACAACAAAATCTTCAAGTTTTTGGAACTTACCTGCCATAGCTTTCTGATCTTCATGCAGTTCGCCAATTTCTTTGCCTAGCTGTTGAACAACAAATGTTTTTAGTAGGTCTGCGTTTTCACGCATTGCTACTGCATATTTGGCTCTTGCTTCTGCTAGTTTTTGACGATCGTCTGCAAATTCAGAAATTTCTTCGTTAAGTTTTTCGTCAAGCATTTTATCAATAGCTTCCACCATTGTTGACTTGTCGTGTTCGTACTTTTGTGCGAACTCTTCACGAAGTTCTGCTGTAGCTTGTAGGCGGTTTTCTTTAACCCTTTCATTCCAAGCCTGTTCGATTTCTGCTCTGATTTCCTCTGAAATAGCGTTGTTTTCAAAGAGTGTTTTCAGTGCATCTAACATTTTTTTTCTCTCCTAATTATTGGAGACCGTTGATAATGTTTACCAACGATTCCTTCAAGTATTTTTGTGCCTTTTGATCATTGTTTAGTTCTCGAGCCATATTGAAAGCCTTATAACCACCTCTGGTATTCATCAAATGCTCGTATATAGGTGTTGGATAGGCACCTGGAGCACTTGGTTGAGCGACACAGTCAACAGTTATAATTTCGAATTCGCTGACCTCTCCGCTTCCATCTTCTTTTACATTTCCTGAACCCCTTGATGAAACACCCAGTTTGACTCCGCTTTCAAGCATTGTTTTTACTAGCTGTCCCATCGGGGTTGGAATTACTTTAAGTTTTCCGTAACCATTTGGACCGTCCATCCACATTTCGGTAATCATGTGGCTAACCCTGTCCAGGTTAATGTTGAGACCTTCGGGATGATCTACTTCACCAAGTACACTATATCCGCCTTGTATCTGATCGTTGAGCGTGTTGACAGCTCTACCGATTTCGTTTACAGGATATACTCTCTGGTTAGCATTACGTACACCACCTTGGATACATATTCCCTTTAAGTAAAGGTCTTTTCCACCTTCACTATTTTCGGTATGCTCCACGACCATCTTTGCTTGGTCGAATGATAGTGTTTCAGTTAAGTTTAACATCTATCCTCAGTCCTCAATTAGCTACCGATAACACTTTTTTTATCAGTACCTGATTCGCCTGCGCCTTTTTTCTCAGCGCCGTGGCCTTTGGCGTTTGACATTGACTTTGAAGCTTTGCCACCTGGTACATTGACGTTTCCTGCATTGTCTTCTTTAGGAGTCATCGCTGAACCTTTGGTGTCACCTTCACCGCCTGCAACTATGTTAGCTGTTGTTCCGCCCATGTTATTAGCGCCGGCTACAGGGCTTTTCGCCTTGTTGTCTTCGCCTTTTGGCATCGCAATCTTGTTAACATACTCACGCATCACTTCCCCTTCGGATTTTTTGCCTTCATAAGCTGGCTCAATTTCTTCTACTGGGAGTTCGCCAAGTTCGGAAGTTGGCTCAAGAGCCTCATCTTCCTTCTCTTCATCATCCATATCAGCGGCATCGTCGTCGCCCATGTCACCCATGTCGTCGTCTCCACCTTCTTCTTTATCAGACATCATTTTCTGAAACTGATCTTTTAGATCATCAAGAGCATCTTCTAGGTCAACAACACGGTCTTCAATTTCTTCCGCATCGTCGCCATCCATATCACCTTTTTCGCCATCGTCTTCCATGTCATCGATCATGTCGTCCGCCGCGTCACCGCCCATTGGGTCAGCTTCTGGTGTAATTTCGCCGAAGTTTTCATCTGTTTTTTCGTCAGTTGCTTCTTCTACATCTTCATCTGAAGCTTCATCTACTTCTTCATCTGATGCTTCATCTACTTCTTCATCTGACTCTTCTTTAACTTCTTCGTCGTCTGAAGCTTCATCGACTTCCTCGTCGTTAGCTTCTTTCATGTCCTCATCGTCTTTTTTCGACTTCTTGTCATCTTTTTTAGATGCTTCATCTACTTCTTCATCAGTAGCTTCGTCTACTTCAAGATCGTTTAAATCATCTTCTAGCATTTTTTCATAAATGCCACGTGATTTTTCAATTACAAATTCGTGAAATAACGAATCAGCGCCTTCGCGATCGTTATTGACTAACTTTTCGAGCATTTGCTCTAGTTTTGATTTATCTGCCATTAGTTTTCTCCTGTTAAATTTATTGGTAAGGCTGTCTAGTAGTATTTACACTTTTGTTATAAAATACGTGGAAAATGGTGCCAAAACGGGCTTTTTTGGCACGTGAACCTAAAAATCATAGTATCGCTTGAATTCACTCATGGTGATATGCGAAATATTTTCAACTTTTTTCAGTTGTTTAGGTATAAAATCGTCTTCGTCTGCAACTACCCTTATGTACTTAACACCTGCATGTGCTTCACATGTAGACGCTGTTTGCCTTTCCCAATTACCAAAATAAGTAGGAGGTTCGTTGGTATTCTTGTAATTCTGTGTCCCTGCGTACAAATTATTTACCTTCGTACGCTGGCCTTTTGAGTCTAACTTACCGTGAAAATCAAATCCTAAGATGTAAATTGTGTCATGTCCGTGTGTACTTGCTAACCATAATGCTGTTGGTCCTGAACTCCAACCTTTACTAGGTTGGAAATAATGAAATCCATGAAAGCCATGATATGCTTTGTTGGGATTGGTCCACACTCTATTGTTCATTTGCCATTTTGCATGATTAATTTCTAGTATCATTTTGACATCAACTGCAACCAAGTAATCTGGTTGATGTGTTCTATACACAGCATTACAGGCGTAAACTTTACCATACTTCTTCATTGAGTGTAAATCAACAGGCTCTCGACTTTCGCCGTTACCTAAAACGAAAGCTACCGTCATAGGTAAAATTCCTTATACTTGTGGTTGTGCTGATATGCCATACATCTGTCTCACAAACTGTAGTTCTTTTTCTTGTTCTTCAGCGTGTACTTCAGATGCTTTTCTGGCTTTGTTAATTGCTTGTAGTGTAAGTCTAGTCTTACGAGTATCGTCACGCTTCATGATGCTTTCATCATCAGTAGCGTCATACTTCTTATCCTCGATCGGTTCAAGGGTTTGTTTGTCAAAGTAAAATAGTTCTCGTAGTATCATATTATTATTTATGCCGGAGGGGCGTCTGCCGGAGCCTCAGCGCCTGCATCAGCGGCTGGTTCTCCTCCTCCTGCTTCTCCACCTGGAGCCACTGTTGGGTCTCCGCCTTCTGGTACTTCGTCAGTTGCACCTGCCATATCACCTGATATACCTGCTCCGCTTATTCCTGCACCTCGCATTTCACCTTGTGCATCAGTTGGAGGTTTAATTAAGTTTTCATCATTTTCTTCTCTCCACAGTCTTTCGTTTTCTGCAACTTCGGCATCTGTTAATCCAAGGAATCGTTTCATTGCATATCTATTGGATACAAAAGGTATAGCTTGTATCTGTGCAAAAGTTCCTATTCTTTGATTGTCAAGTTCACTTTGTCTATAACTTGCAAAGTTTTGTGGTGGTTGGAATAATAAGTCAAACATGGCTAGGTCAACGTTAATTCCTTTTTCAAGTAGGTAACGTTTAAATTCTTGATTAAAAACTTCAACCAATAAACCTTGTAATCTTTCACAATATTTGTTAAAACGTAATTCCTGAATATATGCTGTTCCTACTCTACCATCATTGAACTGGCTTTGGCCTTCGTCTTGTGCCGCCGCTGGCAGATAAGAACTTGGAATACGCAAACCTCTAACTAACTTGTTTGTAAAATATTTAAGATCGTCAATCTCGCCTAAGTTAGTACCACCTGGCAGTGTTTCAACTTTAGATCCTCTTCCTTCTGCTGTTTGCGGAAAGAAGTAATCTTCGTTTGTTGAAAGAGGATTGTAAGCACTATCGATTACTGATGTGCCTCCACCAGTTTTTGACGGAATACGTCTCTGATGGATCTCTGTTTTTACACGTTCTACGAACTGCATTGCCAAGTGTGATGGCATATTACCAACATCAACATAAAACACTCTACGCTCTGGAGCTCTTTGTGTTCTATATATAATGATAGCATCTTCTAATAATTCTTTTTGTTTATATACTTTAAATATAGATTCTAGCAAAGAATTACCAAACGGTGCATTGTTGTCTAATCCTTCAGACAAACTTAGATGTACCATATGTTCGGCACTCACGGCTATTTCTTTATTTTTATCTACTCCGAATCTAGATGAACTGCTTTGAGTTTGCGTATTTCCAACCATGCCTCTTACGCCGCCTGTTAGATAGCCATCGCCGCCGCCTGTTACATTTCCGTTGGTAGTGTAAGGAGTTGTAGCTACTTTGTCTACAAAGTTCAAATTAATATCTTTTACTATGTATTGTTCTGGTTTCTTGCCTTCTGATTCATTAACAATAATGCTAGATACTTTTGCAGGATCTACATGAAACCATTTTTTTGTTTCTGGATCTCTAATAAAAAATGCATCGCCAAACTTGAAAACGTTACGCACTATTTTAAACATGCGTGTTTCAAAGGTGTTTAGTTTTGTCCATTGTTGCAAGTATTGTTCTAAAACTTTAATTTCTGAGTTGGTTGCTGTTTGTTTAAAATCTAAAGTAAAACTGGTTCTATTCTGTGAATTCATTTGTGTACAAAATTCTGCTAGAATATCTAATGCCGCATTTACTTCCGAGTCTTGATCCATTACGTTGTACTGTCCGTAACGTTCTACTCTATTTGGTGCACCTGTGTATACATCTGGTAAAAAACTAGAATAATTTGTTCTAGCTGGTCCAGGCTGAGAACCAGTAGCACTTAATGGACTTCTTGATCCATCATCGTCTACAGGGTTAAAATATCTTTTCCAGCTCATTCTATTTCCTATCCAACTTGCAAATTACCATTTAAGCTTCTTATTGCTTTGAGTTGTTTATCATTTAAATCCAGCATTTTTACTATATTACTATTTAACATCGCTAAACTTTCTTGTGGATTAAGAGTGGTTCCATCTTTGTTCTTAAATTCACCAGCCATTTCGGTATATTGTTTGTTAGCTTCACCAGATTTGATTGCTTCTTCAACATTGACAGCTTTTTGGACATCTTCTGCTTTTGGTACTGTACCTGTTGATTTAACTTTTGCAGATGCAACAACTTTCTCTTCTTCAGGCTCGTCACTTCCAAATCCCAAGAAGTCGAGAACTTTCCCTAATCCAGGAATCTTACGTAATATACTACCAAAATCTATGTCAAAAAGACTGCTAAACCAATCTAAAGCAGTGCCAAATATACTACTAATGGCTCCAGTAATACCTTCCCAAATGTTCTTTAAAATGCCAACAAATCCACCTTGATCACTAAACCATTGTTTAATCTTACTAAATCCAAAGATTAATCCTATAGCCGCCGCAATACCACCTATAACTAGTAAAGGTATTCCGCCTACAAGTGTTAATAGTGTAGTAGCTAAGAATCCTAACAATGCCTTACCGGCAAAAAATGCAACTATGCCTCCTATAAAGTAACCTACACCTACCATTAAATTTTCTTTTATAAATGGCATTACTTTATCATTAAAGAAAGCGGCCGGATCGGCAAAAAATTCTTGTGCCATTTTAACAAGATTTTCTATGATTGGAGTTGCCTGTTCTTGAATAGTTTTCAATATCGGTAATATAGCATCTTTTACATTGTTAAACATATCTCCAAACTTAGACTCTCCTTCACCTGTAAAAAAGTTTTTCAAGTCATCAAATGTAGATTCAATAGTAGGATACACATTAGTAGTGAACCAATCTTTGGCTTTATGATACATGTCCATTGCACTTTCAATACTTGGAATTAAATTTGTGAATCCGTCTTTTAATGATTGGAAAATTTTACTATCAATCAAGTCAGCCGCAAGTTGTGTTTTAATTGTGTTAAATGTTTCTTCAACCTGTGCCATCTTGGCAGTCGATGCATCTCTGGCTTTTTGTTCTTCGCTTACTGCTGATCTAGTACCTTCAGAAGTTTCTCTAACCATTTTTAATTCACCAGCAAGTCTTAAAAGTTCACCAAATGATTGTCCTGATCCTAATGCTACATCAACACCACCGTCTTTAAACTTCATTGCTAGATCACCCATTTCACTTCCAACATTAACCATGAAATTGTTTAGTTCTTCAGGACTCATGTTTTC